CAACAAACAGCTGACAATCTTGAAGGATCTTGGGTACTGGGTGTATGCAAAGAAACGGTACAAGGATCAGAAAACCAGCTCCGTCAAGGTCATATACGACCCCGATGTGACCACGGAGGAGGAGGCATACAGCACCCAAACAGCCGCCCATCAAATCGCATTGAGCGAAGAATCAGGTGCAATCTCTGGGGTTGCAGGTGCAACTTCTAGGGTTGCAGGTGAATCAGGACCAGGTGCAACTTCTGAAGCGCCAGGTGCAACTTCTGAGGTTGCGCGACCTGCAACTTCTGACATTGCACATAACGAGACACTAACGGGGTATAACGAGGACTTTAAGATCATGGTTAAAGTTTACTGTAATCACTTTCTTCGAACTGCTGACACTCTTGGACAGCACAGGACAATCAGTGAGCGTGATCAAGCGATGATGTCGACCTGGATCAGTCACGGGTTGTTGGAAGCTGAATGGCGGCACCTGCTGGGCAAGCAAGCGGCCAAGTGCCGTGAGAAACGACAGGACTGGCCTCGGTCGGTGGCATACTTCGAGGAGATCGTCAAAGCTTCTCTGAGGCGCGTTCCGAACCCTATGGCTAGGTCGCTATTAGCTGGCATCAAAAAGCGCTCAGATCCAACCTGAGAGCCTCTGAGGGCATGTTGAGGGCATGGGATCGGGTCATGTGAGCCACCTGGGCGCAACAGGCAGACATGCCACCCCCACGCGCACGCCCGCGCACACGCACGCGCACCCGCCCACACGCCTGCGCCCGCGCGCACACGCGCACCCACGCCCGCGCGCGCGACCCACCCCTTGCCCCCACCCCCCCTGCGTCGTCGCTGCTGCCCCTCACAACAGTATTTTCCAGTTTTTCATGAAAAGGTTGCCGATATCGCATTTTCATGCCATAGTGCAAGTCCACTAACTAAGAGGAGTGTTTCACATGAAACGATATAACGTCAGTCAAGCCAAACAAGTCCCAGGACGGGACAAGCCTGTATGGCTCAAGCATGGTGTTGCCTTTGAGCGAGATGGTAAGGTCAGGGTTAAGCTGGAGTCTTTGCCTATTCCGAACCAAGAAGGTGAGATCTGGTTGTCATTGTTTGAGGATGATGGTACTCGCGGCCTTACTGCCGCTCCAGCCGATGCCCCAGCCGAAGGCTTTGACGATGAAATCCCTTTCTAGGATCTGGCCTGGCGTGTACAAGCTGATGACCATTGTCAGAGACATTGCCAAAGGCTTTGTGATCACCGAGTATTGGACGCATCAATGCCGTATCAAGGATACCGATGTAACGACAAACCGTGATAATCATTGTTATTATTGCGGTTTGCGGTACAGAGAATGGCTAGATGAAAAAAACAGGTGATCTCCAAATAATATTGACAACCTTTCATGGAGATAAAATATGCGCATCGCTCCCGAGCTTCAAATTCACGCCTACTATTCCGAGAAGGAACTGTCTTCTCATTCTAATATCGCCGAGGCGACTTTTCGCTATTGGCGCCACGCTAAAAAAGGGCCACCCTACCGCAAACTATGTGGATCCGTTCGATACCTTGGCGCCGACTACTTGGACTGGTTGGCAGCTCAACCGAAATATGGAGACGTAATGCCTGATGAAAAACGCGGGTGATTTTGGATACAAGGGTGGGGTTCTGGTTTTCAGCGCCCCGCGTGACCCTGGTTTTATTGACCACACGGCAAGAAAGATTCCGACTATCAGGGATCTGAGAAGGGAATATGCCAAAAAAGACAGGCAACAGTGGTGGAAAAGACGCCGACAGTGGCAGTGATCAACGCCCGCCTCTGGGCAGATTCGGTGGCGTTCGCCATGTCCAGAAGAGAATCGGTCGATCAGAGACCTTGCACCAGCACAAAGAGGCTGTGGCCCAGGAATTAATTGCCTTGGGTACGACGAATATTACCGATATTGTTAACTTGGATGGGACTGTGAAGCCTATCGAGGATATACCGGAGCATGCCTTGCGCGCGATCAAGAAGATCAGCGTGCGGGGTGCTGATATCACGATTGAATTGCATGATAAGGTTGCGGTGTTGCGCGTCCTGGCTAAAGCTGCTGGGATGTTGGATACCGAGAAGGACGAGGAGCGTCCATCCATTGTGGGGATTAACATGCGCGGGCCGGATCAGGCATTATCGCCTGGGTACACGCAGTACAACGAGGAGCTAGATGAGCAATCTACCGAGTCTTGATTTAGATTTTTCGAACTCACCGACCGTTTGGGACTTTGTAAACGATGATTCGTTTGTCCGTGGGCTGATGGGGCCGGTTGGTTCTGGTAAGTCGTATGGTTGCGCTGCTGAGATTATGTTGCGAGCGGTGCGGCAGAAGCCATCGCCGCGTGATGGAATACGTTATACGCGGTTTGTGATCGTTCGGAACACTTATCCGGAGCTGCGAACCACGACGATCAAGACCTGGCAAGAATTATTCCCTGAATCGACCTGGGGCGGGATGCGTTGGCAACCGCCAATCACGCACCATCTGAAGCTGCCAGCTCGCGGTGACGCTGCGGGGATTGATTGTGAGGTAATATTTTTGGCACTGGATACGCCGCAGTCTGTTCGAAAGCTGTTATCGCTGGAGATTACGGGTGCCTGGTGCAATGAGGCGCGGGAGCTGCCAAAAGCTGTGGTTGATGGACTGACTCACCGCGTGGGCCGATACCCAACGAAGGCTGATGGCGGGCCGACCTGGTACGGGATATGGATGGATACGAACCCGCCGGACAATGACCACTGGTGGCATACGCTGTCTGAGAAAGAACCGATCAAGGGTGACTTTCCGTGGACGTTTCATCGCCAGCCTGGTGGTGTATTGCCCGTTACCAAGGACGATTTGCCTGAGAACCCAGAGGCGAATGGATTTATTTTTTCTGGTGGTAAATGGTGGATGGTTAATCCTAATGCCGAGAACCGGAACAACCTGCCGCCTGGTTATTACCAGCAGTTATTGGGTGGGAAGAATGCCGACTGGATCCGGTGCTACGCCCAGGGTATGTATACCTTTGTCCAGGAAGGACGGCCAGTATGGCCTGAGTATGATGATGAAATGATGAGTGCGGATCTGGAGGCTGATCCGTATTACTCGATCCAGATTGGTGTAGATTTTGGTTTGACTCCGGCTGCTGTTTTTGGTCAACGAACTGCTGGTGGCGCCTGGCGTATACTGGAGGAGCTGGTGACGTTTGACATGGGGCTGGAGCGTTTTGGTCAAGAATTATTGGGCAAGATTGCTGAGAAATACAGTAAGCATGAGATCTTAATCTGGGGTGATCCGGCGGGTAATAAGCGAGACGAGATCTATGAGGTGACGGCCTTTGACCACCTAAGATCAATAGGGTTCAAGGCGCAGCCGACTGATAGCAATGCGTTCCAGGTACGGCGGGAGGCTGGTGCATCGCCAATGACTCGGCTGATATCTGGCAAACCTGCACTGATGGTTGACAAGAAATGCTTACGCTTGCGTAAAAGCTTATCCGGCGGTTACTTTTTTAAACGGCAAAGCCTGGGCGCGGGTCAAGAGCGATTCAAAGATACGCCGGTCAAGAACGATCACTCGCACGTTGGGGATGCGTTTGGGTATCTGATGCTGGGCGGCGGCGAACAACGACGATTGCGCCGAGGCAACCACCAATCCTCTGGTCAAACCTATACGGCTAATACTGACTTCGCCATATTCTGATGATGCAACTGCCTACCATTAGGATGTCGAACGACCAGATACTTGTGCCGTTCAACCCTAAGCATGTGTACTCTATCGAACTAAAGCCGTTTGAGGTTGAGTATGTTGAAAACATACCGAACTATTACGAGTACGTTATCGATAATGCAATGCCTGGGTTCTCCTGGACGTTCATCTGCCAAGGTAGACCTACTGCCATCTTCGGCGTAAGACCTTTATGGTCTACCAATTTCGAGATGTGGATGATCCCAGGCGAGGGCATTGAGAAGAATGCGATAGCGGTGTTGCGTGGTGCCAGGCATATTATTGATGGTATTGTCGCAGAGTTCGGTGTATTGCGATTGCAGATTACGGTTAGATGCGAAAATGAGATAGCATATAAATTCGCCAAAAGGCTTGGTTTTAAGGTAGAATCGGTGATGCGGTACTTTGGCCCTGAAGGGGCTGACTATTATCTGATGACGAGGATTACCGAATGAGCGGGTTATTTAAAACACCAAAGGCTCCTAAGCCTGACCCAAAACTGATTGCCGCCCAAGAAAGGGCCGAGGCGAGAGCCGAAGCTGCCGAGCAATCTCTGCAAGAACAAATTTCAGCGCGTAAAAGATCTCGGCGCACTGGTGGCTTGCGTATGCTGCTATCGCCTAGTCGAGTTCAAAGCCAGATAGAGCAAAGGCAGGCTACGCTAGGCACTGGTGGTTGAAGTGCGGTGGGCTGGGGCGCTCTCGCTCCTCTTCCCCTTAGTCCTGGCTCGCCGCACGCTAATAAATATTAGGAGATTAAA